TCTATTATTTGCTGCAAGTTCGTTAAAAAATGCAGCGTTGTATGCCTTGCGGAACTCGTATAACTCATCGAAAGTGTGATACCCGTCCGAGGTGCTTCCGTTTACCGCTTGGGCTTGGGCGGCTATCTTAAGACGTGCAACTAACAGCTCCCACTCAGTGGGATACCTCCATGCCTCAGCTCTGTCGCCGTCGATCAGTGCCTGCGCGGCTGCAATTAACTCTCTGTCACTCATTCCCCACCTCCCTGCACCTGATCCGGTGCAGTATCCAAGCCATGTAATGCGCGTTGTGTTTCATTCCCCATGCCTCTGCGGCTTCGGTACTTCACCGTATGATGCTTCCATGGCGTGGCGTACCTGCGGTACCTCCCGCTGCTGCATTATGATGATCACTACGATCAGGCAAAACACAAACACAAGGATCGAACCCATAATCTTGTCTTCATTTTTCATTGTTGTTCTCTCCGTCCAGCAACGATTCCCATTTTTCCCAGTGCTCTTTCCCCTGCGTGGTGTCCTCCCAAATGAACGCCTCGGCCAGTGATTTAGAGGGTACGTCGGTAGCGATCCCGTCCAAGTCGGAGTCAGTTATTCCGTCAAACTCATGCGCGGGTATGCCTGCTGAGATGAGCTGCTGTCGCCGGGTTTGTCTTGGGCGCTCGTCTGGCGCATTCGGACAACCTAGATGGTGACCAAGTGGCTCTTTTCCAGTTGCCCCGCAACGTAAACACTGCTGCGCACCGAATTGCAATAGAGGCGGTAGTTTCAGCTTCTTCGGCGTACTCGTCCGCTCCCCAGCCAGTGCAAAGTAAGCAGCGCCGTCTTCGTAGTTATCAGCCTTGTAGTCACCCTGCTGGGAACGAACCATCTTCAGGATCACCATAAACATCCAGCCTTGTTCAGTCGTCAGCTGCGTGCCTGCCAGTGTGTTGAACATCTGCACGGTCTTCTCCATGCTGCGCTCACCTTCGGGCTTGTCGTACGTCTTGGCACGATCCGCGAGATGCCCCGCTGCCTTGGTCAGTATGTCTTCTGCTTTCATCTCCGCCCCCTCGCGGCCACCGCCGCCTCTGCCAATTTTTGATCAAATAACTTCCGGTTCTCCCGGTACCAGTAACTGACCCGGTCTGCCGGCACATCGTGATGCCCGGCCAGTGCCTTGGCCGTGATGCCCACTCGCTTGCAGTGAGCCGCCGCGCTATCCTTATTCATCTGGGTGACCTACGCGCGCGATCCGATCAGGACGAAACCAAACAGCAGACTTCATCATCACCGTGTGCAGTCTGTTGCTTTTGTCGATCCACCAGAACGAATCGTCTGGCGCGTTGACGTACTCGGGGTTAGTAATCTCCCCCTCGTCGTCGTATGTGCATGTGATCCACATCAGTGCTTCTCCCCAATAAAAGGCAGGACTTCCAGTATCGCGGCCGCTACGCTTTCGTCGATATAGCCCTGCTCATAAACATAGATTTGAACCGGCTCTCCAGAATCGGGGAGCCGGAATACTAAAGCCTCACCAAGGATTAACTTGGCCAGGGCTTCCGGTGTGATTACAAGTGACAACATAAAATACCTCGGGAGCGATAGAGTACGATGGCCACGAATAATTAATCAAGCGTTTGTCGTAATAAATAAACCTCTTGCACGGGTTTATCCAGTTGATGTAGTCTTTGTACCTCAAGACATGTCCCGGGAGGACACAAGCATGAAGATAGAAATAGACGGAAGAGAACACCCTGCACAGCTGCGCGCCCTTGCGGCCATGCTGCTTCACCTGGCTGAAGCAGATCCGGACGGCGTGACTGTTAAGCCACCGGCGTCAGTAGCAGTTACGCCGCCGACGCTTGAGAACGTTACGCTGACGCCGGCAGAACTTAAACATCCGCCGGCAGAACTTAAACATCCGCCGGCAGAACCGACGAGAACGCTTGAAGAGGTTCGCGCGTTGTTTGCAACACTCAAAGATAAAAAGCCGATAACGGCGCTGTTTGCTGAATACGGGGCAACAAATCTAAAAAGCATACCCACGGATAAACTAGACGAAATCTACTCAAGAGGACTGGCACTGTGCGAGCAACAATAGTATTTGAAGATAACCTGGACACCGGAGCGGTTGATATTACAGGCACTGTTGACGGACTACCGCCAGACGCGATGCCCAGCGGCGCGCAGATCATGTTCGCCTACATGAACACCCACGTCGAAGAGATCTCTCTGAAAGCGCAGGCCTGGTTTAAAACTGAGCTGACCTCCAGGGTGTCAAAGGTGCTGCACGATGAGTGAACGTAAGCACGCCGTGCTCTCTGCCTCAAGCAGCGGCAAGTGGCTGGTCTGCACGCCAAGCGCGCAACTCGAAGACAAGTTTGTCGACGAGGACAGCGCGTTCGCGGCGGAAGGCACCCTGGCGCATGAGGTCTTTGAGCAGATGCTGAACATCTATCTGGGCGTGCCGGGCAGTGCTGTGCCTGAAGGCATCACGGTGGACATGATGGATCACGTCCAGTGCGCCGTGGACTACGCGGTGACGCTGATCGAGCAGGCGCGTGAGCGCTGCGCAGACCCGGTCATCTACGTCGAGCGCAAGCTTGACTTCAGCCCTTGGGTACCCGAAGGCTTTGGCACCGGAGACCTGGTCATCATCACTGACGACCTGGTTGAGATTGCAGATCTGAAGTATGGCAAAGGTGTTGGTGTGTCGCCTACCGGTAACAGTCAGATGCGGCTATACGGGCTGGGCGCGTACAACGAGATGAACCATTTGTACGACATACGCCGGGTGCGCACCCACGTCTTGCAGCCACGGCTTGATAACTGGGGCTATGAAGAGATGACCGTCGAGGATCTGCTGTTGTGGGCAGAGAACGTCGTGGTGCCCAAGGCGTTGATCGCTTGGGAAGGCCAGGGCGAGATGGTCGCGGGCGATCACTGCCACAGCTATTTTTGCCGGGCAAGGTTCACCTGTCCAAAGCGTAACCAGGCGGCGCAAGAGTTGGTCGACACGGCCTTCGCGTTCGAGCCGCCTGACATGCTGACCGACAAGCAGATGGCGCAAGTCCTGGCTCGAGCGGATCAAGTCATTAAGTGGCTGAGTGACGTCAAGGACTGGGGTTTTAAAACGCTTGAGTCCGGCAAATCAATACCCGGCTTTAAGCTTGTTGAAGGACGCAGCAACAGAAGGTACGTTGACCAGGACGCCGTTGCTGAGGCATTGATAGAAAACGGTTATGACGCTGCGCTCATATATGAGCACAGTTTGCTGGGCATAACGGCCATGGAAAAACTGTTAGGTAAGAAAGCATTCGCCGATATACTCGGCACACTAATCGAGAAACCGGCTGGCAAGCCAACGCTTGTACCGGAATCCGATAAGAGGCCAGCGTACGACGCGCTGGCTTATTTCAACGACGAGACGCCCCAGGAGGGCTTATGAGTAACACGCAAATCGTATTAAGAAACACACGACTGTCCTACTGCTTTGCTGTTAAAGGCAAGCTTAACGATAAAGGCCAACGCGTTTGGTCGACCACCTGTTTAGTTCCCAAGAACCACCCGCAGCTCGATGAGATCCGGGCGGCGATTGCGGCAGCTAAAGAGGCGGGCGCGGCAAAGCTTGGCAAAGGTCCTAGCAAATCTCCGCTGTTGGACGGAGACGCGAAGGAAGACGGACAGTTCAAGTACGCCGGCGAAGAGAACCGTGGCATGTACCTGATACGCTGCGCCAACTACAACCGTATGCCAAAGGTTGTTGACCAGCAAAAGCAGGAGATCTTCGATGACGACCAGCTCTATAGCGGCTGCTACGCGAACGTGGTGATAAACTTCTACGCTTACGCCAGCGCGCAGAACAAAGGGGTTAGCCCTGGGCTTGAAGCGATTCAGAAGAAGAGCGACGGCGTGCGACTGTCAGGCGGCGGCGTCAACGTTGACGACGTGTTCGGTGTCGAAGAAGACGACGACATCCTGGCTTGATAAACAAGCCCTCCGCCGTAAAGGCGGGGGGCCTTCAGGAGCGAAAATATGACGCGCGTTAGTAAAAACTTTTGGTGCCTGCGCACCTCGTACAACGAATGTAATCTTGTGTTTTATGGAGCGACCAGTGGGGAAGTGTACGGTAAGTACCTCGCCTATCTGAGGCGCATAGAGATCTCAAAACTACAGTAGAAGGCACCGATTATGAATATACGTGAGATGGTTAACCCGTGGTCTGCCCTGGCTGCTGCCCGGCAAGAAGTGAGCACGTTAAAAGCGGAAGTCGCCAGGCTTGAGAAGACGCAGAATATGCTGCTGGAAGAACTGGATGAAGCCAGGAAAAACGATACCCGTGGCAAAGACGGCAGATACTCGAAACGAAAGTGACGATTACCTCTGAAGACCTCGCCGACCAGGTGGCTAAATACCTGGCGGCGGGAAACAAAATTTATTACGCCAAGCCAGGCGAGTCCGGACTCACGTTAGAGACGGGGTTGTCGCTCGGCATTAAGAGTCCAAGCAATTACAAAGAGCGAGACGCTAACCTGGCGAGGAGGATTGCATATGCACAGAGCAGAGATAGATGAGCGATACGAAGGCGCCGTGTTGTTGGATGGTTTCGACGAGGCGATCATTGGTGTCGCGACAATTGCCGGCCAGGACGATCTTGTAGTTTATGACTCCGAGAAGATTATAGAGATCCTGGCTCGGGACATGCCTGAAGAGGACGCCGTGGAGTATTACAATTTTAATGTGGCGGGCGCGTACTTTGGCCCCAGAACACCCGTGTTGTTGCACGACAAATGAGAACCATGCACGTTGACATAGAGACCTACAGCGACGTCGACCTGAAGAAGTGCGGCGTCGCAAGGTATGCAGAGTCACCTGAGTTTGAGGTGCTGCTGTTTGGGTACGCGTTGGACAGTGGTCCAGTGATAGTCATTGACCTGGCCTCGGGTGAGCAGATACCTGCCGCTGTCCTGGCCGCCCTGTTCGACGCCAACGTGCGTAAGAAAGCATTTAATGCGCAGTTCGAGATGACGTGCTTATCCAAAATGCTGGGCAAAGATTTGCCGGCTGACCAGTGGGAATGCACCAGCGTACACGCGCTATACCTCGGGCTGCCCAACGATCTGGCCGGAGTGTGCACCGCGATCAAAGCGCCGGACGAATACCACAAGCAGCGCGCGGGTCACGCGTTAATCAGGGTGTTCTGCAGCCCCTGCCGGCCGACTAAAACCAACGGCGGCAGAACTCGAAACCGCCCGCACCATGATCCACAGAAGTGGCAGCTGTTTAAGAGCTACTGTGCAGGAGACGTGAAGTCAGAGCGATACGTGTGCGCAAGATTCGCACCGTTCCCAGTGCCACCTAAAGAGCGCAAGCTGTGGCTGCTGGACCAGAAGATGTTTCGGCACGGTGTGGGCGTGGACATAGAGCTGATTGACGCGGCGATCTACTGCGACGAGGTGGTCAAGAAGACGATGCGCGCAGAGGCGACCCGGATCACCGGTCTTAGTAATCCGAACAGCGTGTCGCAGTTAATACGGTGGCTGGAGAAAGAGACCGGCGAAGACGTGGCTGACCTGCGCAAAACGAGCGTGCCCAAACTGCTTGAGAGAGCAGGGCCAGGCGTCGTTGAAGACGTGCTGAGACTGAGGCAGGAGATGTCCAAGACCTCGGTTAATAAATACCAGGCGATGCGCCGGGGCATGTGCAGCGACGGCCGCCTGCGCGGAGTAACGCAGTTCTACGGGGCTAACAGAACCGGACGCTGGGCAGGGCGAATGGTGCAGCTGCAGAACCTGCCACAGAATAAATTGTTGGATCTTGATTTAGCCCGGCGCTTGGTCATTAAGAGAGAGGTAGAACTGATTGAGCTGTTGTTCGGCTCGGTGCCCGATACGTTGTCGCAGTTAATACGTACGGCTCTGGTGCCAAAGGCCGGCCACCTCCTTGTGATATCCGACTTCAGCGCGATCGAGGCTCGGGTTATCGCGTGGATGGCCGGGTGTCAGTGGCGCATCGATGTGTTTAAAACGCACGGCAAGATCTACGAAGCGTCGGCAGAGCAGATGTTTAAGTTGCCCGCGGGGAGCGTGACGAAGAAGTCTCCTTACCGACAGAAGGGTAAGATCGCTGAGCTGGCGCTGGGGTTCCAGGGCGGCGTCAACGCGCTGATTAACATGGGCGCGCTGGACATGGGGATACCGGAGGAAGAGCTAGGTCCTATCAAGGACGCCTGGCGGCTGGCTAACCCTGAGATCGTACGGCTTTGGTACACCGTAGAGACGGCCATGAAGGAGGCGATACGCCGCAAGACGGCCGTCGAGATAAAGATAGCCTTCGGCCAGAGCACGATTAAATACCGGTACGCGAGTGGGTATCTGATCGTTACGCTGCCGAGTGGGCGAGAACTCTTCTACGCGAGCGCGCGCATAGAGACGCAAGACCTGAAGAACGGGGACTTTATAGTGGCGCGCGAAGGCTCGGTTACCTACAAGGGTATCGACCAGACGACGCGGCGCTGGTGCCGCATGTCGACCTTCGGCGGGCGTGCGGTAGAGAACCTGGTGCAGGCTATCGCCCGGGACTGCCTGGCTGAATCGATGCTTGCGCTCGACCAGGCGGGCTTTAACCAGATGTTTACGGTGCACGACGAAGACGTCTCGGAAGAGCGAACGGATAGGCTTAAGGAGATGGAGGAGATCATGGGGCGTGCGATTGACTGGGCGCCCGGGCTACCTCTGCGGGCTGACGGATTTATAACTGACTACTACATGAAAGAGATTGACTAATGGAGCTGTTTAAAATGACAGATAAACTATTAACGCCACACGACCTTGCTGAATTGCTCAGGCTGTCGCCTGAAACGGTTAAGGCGGACGCCCGGCGCAATCCGGAAAAGTTACCCCCGCGGTTCAATCGCCCAGGTTCTAATCGAATCCTGTGGAGGAAAGCGGACGTAGACGAGTGGCTCTTAAAGCACTCGATGCCAAAGAGCTAGGGGGATCTATGAGGTCACAGAAATACTACCGGCTGGTGGAAGAGACTTCACCTGAACTGGCTGACCAGCGCAGGAAGATAGCCGACGACATCAAGAAGTACCTTGCTGCCGGCAAACAGATACAGCAAATACCCAAGGGTTACTCAAAATACAGCGCTCAACCTATGCGTAGCTGGATCGAAGAGTCGCGTAAACGCAAGTTTGGAGATTAATATGAGTTTTGTATGCCCGCTACCACCGATCAAAGTTTACGTAAGAGCTGAATATTTGTACGACCACCAGCGCGGCCATGGCGAATTTGTAGAAGGCGTGTGGTGCAGCGTTAAGTCTATCCGCGGCGAAGCGTTTAGGTTTGAGACGTATCTGCCGCAGTACGGCGCGCTGTACGACAAGTTGCCAATCAGCGCCTTCGCCTGGAAAGAAGCTATCGAGGACGACCAGCCGCTGGACGTGTTGCAGATCTGGGACTGCCTGGGCTACCACGTTGAGGTTATCGAAAAGCCTTTACTCACCGGCCTGCGCGCCGACGTGTACTGCAAGGACAAAGTGCTGCGTGGCGGCGTGTATGTTCTCACGCTTGACGGCGCTCAGCCTGATCCCAGGATACCGGACTTTACGTTTACTCAGACGCCAGATGAGCACAAGAGTTACAACCTTATCCGGCTGGACAACGGGCAGTACGCGTTGCAGCCGAATAACCGTTGCCTGTTCTACGATACATCGTTAGCCCACGACACCTTAAGGCGTCCGGACTTTGAGGTTGCTACCCACAAGTACACCGTCGAGGACAAAAGCAAGTGGCGCCTCGGCGGTGACGTTGGGTTTACATACGAGCCAGTTGATCATTGAACTGCCTCATGCGAGAGGCTATCCGTTGCTCCATTATACGGACAGACTCTCGCGAGGCTCCCCGCTCCACCATCTCGCGTTTACGATTGCGCATCTGCTGCACGTCACGGTAGACACTGCCAGCCATGGTGACTAGCCGGGCTTCGGGGTTATCTCGGTAGTATTCGCCTACGGGTCTGCGCGTTTTTTGGCGTCCCTCGATCTCTTCCTTGTGGATGTTCATCCGGCGAATGTTCTCGTAGAACCGGTTAGAGTCTGCCGCGCTGGTGCTGGTGTCCCCGTACAATCGCCCAAACAAAGGGATCTTGAACGGCGGTAAATCTTCACCGGTTAATAAAGCCGTAACCGTTGTATCTAATTTCAGCACCTCTCTGCCTATCCCGCCGAAAAACTGCCCCCCAAAGTAATCAAGTTGATCAGGCGTGGGGCTGATTGCTCCAGGGGCAAACTCAGTGCCACCGGACGCCAGGTTCAGATAGTAAGACACCTGTTTGGCCGCCCAGCTGGCTGTGTCCTTTGCCCGGGTGTAGCCGGGGGTAGGCGCGAGGCCGCTAAAATTTTCTTTTGAAATTGGGTTACCGCTCCAGTCCCGGTTCTCGAACAGCGCCATAAAAGGGTCTGTAACGGTAGGCATAATCGTTTGACCAGAGAACCCGGCGTTACCGATCGGGTTAAACATGTCAGCGAAAGATCCGATCAAGTCAAACGTTCGTGCACCGGTGTTCTCAAAACCAGACATCGCCCACTCTGTTAAGATGCGGCCGGTGTTGGGGATTACGTTAAAGCCCAGTGGCATTGGCACGGCCAGGTATTTCTTGTCGCCGATTGGGATGATGATGTTGCGCTCGCGCAGGAACTGCGGTGGTTCGTCCTCATCAAATCCGGCGGCAGCCATGGCA